GGATATGCCACTATTGCACATTGCGTCAAATTCAGCCCCATCAAGCTCATTTTTTATTCTTGCCAGTAATTCATCGTGCCCCATTAGATTCTCGCCTTCTGGCGCTGCCATGCGCCCTCTTTGTTTATCTCGTACCAGATAACGTCATTCGGTGATTCGCATCGAGTAAGTTCACCTGTTACTGCATAAGGGCACTTAAAGTGACCCCATGGCTTGCCTGCTTTCGTCTGTCCCGTCTTCCAGATCATCTCACCATGAGCGCACTTCGGGATATCCTTCTCGGTCTGGCCGCCAATGATCTCTCTCACCGTCGCAACAGCTTCCCCCATTGTGGGCGGCATAGTCGCAGGCTTTATCGTCCATGGATCTTCTTCCTTTACTACTGGGATGTAAGTGCCGGATGTCTCTGCCATCTTGGCCTTAGTTTCGTCAATGATTGCCTCGGTCTTCTTTACTGTTGCAACCTTTGTCATCTCTTCTCTAGATGCTCGCTTACCTTTAGTGGCATATCCAGCGTTAGCCAGCGCACGACCAATAGCAGAAGTCTCGCAATTCTCAAGCGCAGAAGTAGCATTAACCCCTCGACCTTGAACCGTCTCCTCTGCCAACCCTGTTGTCCATGGCCTTGTATCAGCTTCTGTTCTGTATATCGAAGCCTCGACAATGAATCTGCCAGTAGTGTGTTCCATGAGCTTTGTATGAATCTGGCCATCTGGGTGATCCTTCCAGAACTTAATTAGTCTTTCTTCGACTGTTTCGTAATCTTCAAGATTAAACATAATTGTCATCCTTTTCTGTTATGAGTTCACAAGCTAGTGCCAAGTAAGCACACGCGTCGATATAGGAGTCAATGTGATCAGCGGTTTCTTGGAGACGTGCCAGCTTGACTTCGACCATCGCCAGACACGCTTGATGGTCTGAGATTGGTACTTCAAGCATCTGCTGGAGTCGTAATGCGATTCTAGTCTGATTGACACGAGGATGACCATATACTCGTCCTCGGTCTCCAATGATGTCAGTAGCTGATAATAAGACTTCACTTGCTCTCACACTCTCACCCTTTCTTTAGTCTCGTAGTAATCCCTCACAGCTTTACGTCCCTTGAGATATCCCACGCGAATACCGACTGTACGGCCTAAGTGAAAATATAGTGCGGATAATGCAATCATGGCAATTAAATCGCCTAATGATGGATCGAACATATTTAAGCCCTTCTTTCGGTGCCCTTCACCGATGGCTTAACTGTCTCACGTTCTAAGGGGGAATTCTAGGGAATTAAGATAACGAAACGGTAACAATTCTGACTCGTCCATATGGTCATCTATGTCCCTGGCTAGATCGTTATCTAGGTCGTCCATAACGCTTACCTGAGACAACAAAAGTCCCATCCTTCTCAAGATAGATAAGATCGACTTGGACGTTCTTGCCCTCGACGTACATGATTGCGAAAGCCTGCTGCCAGTTAGCCGATCCCTTGGTATATGAGGCCTTGCTAAAGTCCATGAGATTGCCTACTTCTACCCCATGCAGGACACGCCCTATACGGCCTCCAGAGGCCTCTGAGAAGGACGATCTGCCTGCCCTGTGAGTATGACCTGAGATGACGCTCTTACCGTGTCTACGGGCCGCCTCAAGGGCTGACAGACCGCCCTGAGACTTGATAGGGGTATGGTCGCCATGGACTGCAATCCAGCCCGGCGCTATGTTGTAAGGCTTCTTATGGAAGGTAATCCCTAACTCATCGAGCTGCATAAATTTCTCGAAGCGCAGTTCGGGCAAGGATAAGAATGACGGGATCTTACGCATGATCTGTGTGTATAGGCGGTCTGTGTGATTAGACCGAATCATCTGTGTTACTTGTAGATCGTAAAGTACCTGAACAGCCTCCTCGCGATCATCTCCCAGAGTCTGTTCATAAGCTTCTGGCGTCCCTTCTGCCCACTTGCTAATCGTATTGAAATCTATCTCGTCACCTATTGTGACTACTTCATGCGGCTTAAACTTGGCAATGAATTGTGCTACATTTTTGACTGCTACTCGATCATGAAACGGAACCTGCAGGTCTGACACGATCACTATGCGCTTCATCTAATCCTCGTCGTCGTCCTCATAGGGTAAGCGATCCACTCGGTCAGGGATCTCAGGCAGAATCCAGTCAGGGTAAGCGTCACGATCTTGGATAATACTCAGAGCAATATCAACGGCGAAACCTGCACGTCGTAGAGCTCTATACATCTCATGCAGGCTAATAGCCCATGCATCAAGCTGTGAATAGGTATCGAGATCGATGACTTTCTTCTTTGCCATGTCAAAAATTATCGCTCTAAGAGGATGTTATAAATCTCATCGACACGCGAGTTGAGTCGCTTAATTTCAGATAGCAAGTGAGTAATGACGTAGCCTGCAAGACCACCGATTACGGCAAGGCTTGCAAAGTAAAGTGTGAAGAAGTTTTCCTGAGTCATTCTTTCCCGACTCCGAATGAGGCATCGTTAGGATTGAGCCAGCGCAGAATGACGGGTGCTACTGCTGCCGCGCCTGCCATCGCTAAGGTCTTAGGATCTGTTACGCCTGCCATGTATAGCGCGAGGGCAGCGGCCAAGAATGATCGAGCCCATGATGCTGCTAGTGATTTTGCTTGCTCCATTATTTTCCACCTATCATCGAGATATTGAACCAACTACAGTCTTCATCGCCCTTGATAGTAAAGCTGACATGCGCATGGTGATTATGCTTATTGATCCCATCATAAGGACGCCAAGCCCAAGCCTTCTTAGATGATGCGATCTTTCCGTCAAAGATGATGTAAGAGATTCTTTTATCGCCAGACTTTGCAGCGAGTCGAATCTGATCAACCAAGTCAGGCATGAGATCGGGCTTCCTGCCTTTGCCGTTAAGGTCGCGGTCAATGTCGATGGCACGAACCCAGCCTTGTGCATCTGGATTATGATCAGACTTGCGAGCAGCGTGTCTTGTATCGCCGATCCAGCCGTCCGAAGTTCTATCTCGACCGGGGAATGCATCATCGATCTGCTCTCTTAGTTGAATCGCTGACTTGCTTAAGCGAGGCTTCATAAAATGGACTTCTTTGACTCTGGCATCTCACAGACTTCACCTAAATTAGCTGCATAGACTTCTGCAATGTCTGACTCTACGAGAGCATAAACACCATCTGCCTGGATAACTGGCTGAGTATAGTTTTCTGTAGCTTGAGCCTGAGTATCGATCTCGCCTGTTGCAGCGTTCTCACCGAATCGAGGAAAACCTAGCGCAGTATTGACTGCATCATGCCAGAGTGTAAAAGAGTTAAGATCAGCCCACTTATGCCAGTTCATACTGTTGCCCATTTCGTTTTAAGATAAGCCAAGGTATTAGTTACTTGAAGATCGCTCAGAGCTACGTTATAGATAAGAACCTCACCAACGTAGCCGTTAAGGTAAGCATCTGCTAAACCGTTGAAAGAGTTACCAATTCCCACTCTATTATTGTTCAGCGCGATGGAGCCGTAAGTAGCGGTGTTGCTTGCAGCATTGTTATAGACAGTAACTGAAGTGCCATTAACTCTTAACGCGGATGAGTTAGCCTGATTGTACTGATTCTGTACGCCATGAGTTGCGCCGTTGCAATAGGCGTAAACTGAAGGATTGAAGCCTGCGTTCAAGCCTTGAGAATATGCTAAAAGAATATTTCTATTGGCTGAGTAATCGTTCCCGTCTGCTGAGTTAGCCATGGAGATTACGCGAGAATAAGTGTTGCTCGCTGAACCTGCTGCCGTCTTATTGGCAACAATAAAGGCAGTCATTGCATTGCTCGAAACGCCACAGTTAGAAACCATGAAGTCGCTAGTACCATCAAATACTAGGACATTCTTACCATTAAGAGTCGTAGTGCCTGTAGTCGGTTGATAAGACCCTGTTCCCTGCGTGGCATTATTGCCGCCGCCTGACTTATCTGCCCATGCGCTTACGGCTCCACCAGATGAGGTGATCGTCGAGGCATCCGAGGCATCAAGCCATAAGAGCAGGTTGGTCATAATAGGGAATGAAGCAGGAGCCGCGCCATTTAATGCGGCGATACTGTTAAGCATTAACCAATAGCCCCGACTACATACCAAGTATCTGTGCCAGTTTTGATGCAAGCTGCGCTGCGATACTGTGCAAGGGTAGGAGCGGCGGCCGTTGCCCCTGCCGAAAGGACTGTAGTAGTGCCAGAAGTAACGGCTGAGATGGTGCAGGTGCCAGCGCCGATGTTCAGAACTGTTAGGACTGTGCCGATAGGGAATGCTACTGAAGCGTTAGTAGGAATCTTATAGGCAATCGCTGTGGCCTTGTTCATGAGCTCGCAGACCTGATAGGCATCGGCAATTACTGCCGTGTAGTCGGCTGTATTAGCTGCGCCTACAGTAAAGGCTACGAGGCCGTTGTAGTCTGCCGCCGTAAAGATGTCGCCTGTTGTCGCTGGAAAGCCTTCTGCCATGATTTTCTCCTAGTATCCCATAATGGATTGTCCGATTATACCGTAAGTCGATGATCCTATGATGAATCCCTCGACTATAGGCTCAAGTGTTGTAACTGTGCACTTCATGCTGTTAGGGGTTATGTCCCATGCTAGGCCCTGCACCTGCAAGGTCTTCACGATTGTAGAGCCATCTGGCTGGACGTTAGTAATCTCAACGTTATCGAAGTAATCAAGGCCGATTATTGTGTCAGTAGGTACGGCTGTGTCTAATAAATCAACCGTCATCTGATCTATTCTGATCGTGGTCTCGGCACGGGTAGCACAATAGATGCGAGCGATGTCTAGAACTTGAGCATCTGTCTCTGGGATCATCTCTGTGACAGTAGTGCCATGAGGAAAATACTTAGCCGATGAATCAACGTTAGTCGCTGTCTGAGCTGTGCCACCGATGCGTGTCATGCTGGCTTGGTTAATGATGAGCTTGTCATCGAAGGCGTATTTGAGGTCTGAGTACGGGATACCTGTAGTCTGATTGAACTCGATAGGTGCAGCCGCTAAAGATCCCACGACATCGGTGCGATCCTTAAACTCTGCCGTGCCATCTGTGCGGATAAAGAACGCACCCTGCTCTGCGAATTCTGCCGCCTTGAGAGCTGCAAGGGCTGGACGAGCCGTGCCGGGATCTGCCTGAACTGTCGTTGATCCTGTGTCAGTAATTCTCATTGAGGTAGGGAATGAGACTTGATCTAGGATCTTTGTAATTCGAGTGCCAGTAGTCTGCCCAGCAGTTGCGTCTGTAACTGTAGCGACGTTAGCCATCTGAAATAGTCTGAAGGCATCCGAGCAGACGATATCGACGTAGCCGATCTCCTGCCCTGTTGGATAGTAATACTTATACGAATCTACATAGCCCGAAAAGAGAAAGTGCTGAGTCGTTGCCGTAGTCGCAGCTACGCGGATCTTTCTTAGTGGAGTCAAATAGCCGAAATAGGGACTGGATGTATTTTGTGGATTGAAATAAGAGTCAGGGTCTAAGACTCGGACTGTACAGTTGCCAGCCTCGTAGGTGTCGCGCATGATGTTACGGCCGCGGCTGATCTTGATCGAGCGAGTGACATCGCTGAGATCGACTACAGGATCAGGCACTTCTGTTGATGCGAATTGAGAAACACCGATAATGC